CAGAGGTGATACTGTGAAAGAGTATAAAAACAAAATAAACGAATTAGACGCACATAAGAAAGAAATTATAATTATGATTCGGTTTCTCAGAACAAAGTGAGGTAAGCAAGATGGTAAGTAGGATAAAAGAAAGATTGCTGCAGTATAAACAGGAACTGCAGAAACAGACGATGTACAAGGAAGGATTGCCGGGGAGTTCGCTGGATATCGTAAATAGTCTTCTGGATGATCTGGAAGAGGATGAGAAAGAAAATGGGTGGATTCCAGTCACAGAGAGACTACCGGAAGAAGACGGAGCGTATATTGTGACCTTTAAAAATGGAATAAGAGTTCGTATGGCAGGATACGGTTGCTGCAGAAGAACGGTGCTGGGATATCCAATCGGTCATGGCTGGTACAATTTGGAAACAGCACAATACTATGCAGGTGATAGCATTAATGCCTGGATGCCACTTCCAAAACCATATGCGGAGGAGTGTGAAGATTATGAGGTTGATTGATGCGGATGATTTTATAAAAAAGTTCAGTTATGCAAAAGCGAATACCAAAGAAGAAAATTTAATGTGTGCAGTTGTTAGAAGAATGATTAAAGAACAGCCGACAGCTTTTGACTTAGATAAGGCTATTAGCGAATTGAAAAGAGATAAATTCGTTGAATCAGAATGTATCTTATCTGATGTACATCAAGGATACAATGCTGGGCTGAGCAGGGCAATCGAAATCGTGAAAGGTGGTGGAGTTGAATGAGAGAAATTCTTTTCAAGGCAAAGCGGATTGATAATGGAGAATGGGTTGAGGGGTGTTTAGTAATAGATCATTCACGGTCAAACTTATTTGAATATCGAATACGACCAGTTGAATCAGGTGTTTTATACGCACCGCCTATTAATCCAGAAACCATCTGCCAGTTCACAGGTCTGACCGACAAAAACGGAAACAAAATTTGGGAGAACGATATCTGCGATCGCAAAGAAAAATATCCAGAAATTGTAAATATGAGCAATGGAGATTGGACATTAGATTATAGTTATTTGTTTGGCAAGGAACTTGGAAGTTGTTATTGTAATCTAGGTTTCTATGTCAATGAAAGAAAATGTGTTGAAGTCAAAGGGAACATTTTCGACAATCCAGAGTTGTTACAGGAGGGATATGAAAGGGAAGATAAATACCGAACGGAGTTGTGAATACATGACTCCGTTCGGATGCAAGGCAAGAGATTTCGCAAAAGAGCTGATGCTTCAAGAAATGATTGAGGGAAGTGAGCAATATAAAGAGCTATCCGATATTTGTAAGAAACAGTGTTGCTGTGAATGTAATGAATCTTGCGGATATAGATGCAATCAAGGAATGGAGAAAATAAGCAATAAGTAGAGGTGAAGAAAGAAGAGCGCGCGATTAATTGTCCAGACTATGTGAAGGAGGAAAATAATATATGAATAAAGCTATATTAATGGGACGTTTAACAAGAGATCCAGAGGTGAGATACACCCCAGGGGAAAATTCATTTGCAATTGCCAGATACACACTGGCAGTAGATAGGAAGATCAGAAAAGATGGAGATGCAACTGCAGATTTTATTAATTGTGTAGTGTTTGGAAGATCTGCCGAGTTCGTGGAGAAATACTTCCGAAAAGGATTGAAGATTACAATCGAAGGCCGTATTCAGACCGGAAGTTATACCAACCGTGATGGTCAGAAAGTTTATACGACAGAGGTTGTTGTAGAAGAACAGGAATTTGCAGAAAGCAAAGGTTCTGGATCCGGCAGCAGTCAGCAGAATGTTCCACAACAATCACCAGATGTGGGACCTGATGGTTTCATGAATATCCCGGATGGAATTGAAGAGGAGCCAGGCCGCAGGAGACGGTTTTATGAACATTCCGGACGGATTGGAAGAGGAACTGCCATTTAGTTAATGTCCGACTCGGACGAGACGAAAGAAGGAAAAATATGAGCGGACTTAAATTTCCAAAAGAAGAAACGAAGAAAAAAAGGATGTCCCATCCGGCCAGCATTCTCGGAAGCCGAAAAGGAAGATGTTACCTGTGCAGCAGGTATGGCCAGACCGAAGAACATCACATATTTGGTGGTCCGAATCGGACTCTATCAGAGAAATATGGATTAAAAGTAGACCTGTGCCTGGAATGCCACCAGTTCGGAGCACATGCGGTACATAAAGACCAGGCGGTAATGGATGAGCTTCACAGACTGGGACAGGAAGCCTTTGAGAACCAGATTGGCAGCAGGGAACAGTTCCGGAAGATCTTCGGGAGAAACTGGCTATGACATTATATGAGATTACAGAAAACATAACAGAAGAGCCGGAAGAGGCTGTAACCATAAAGGAAGCATCCAAAAGGCTGAACCGGACAGTCGGGAGCCTGTACGGTGCCGCAGCCGAGGGAAGACTGATAAACGGCAGATACTATCTAAGAGCCGCAGACCGGACACTCAGCAGAAACAAAGACCGGAACCTGCTCCTGGAATACGATCTGGTCCGGCAGAAGCTGCTGAAGAAGTGCAGAGGATAATCAAAATGAATGCCTAATAACGAAGAGGTGAAAGAGTATGACCAGAGCAGAAAGAAAGCGCCAGGCAAGGATGCAGGAAAAATGTCAGGTGCCATTAAACCTTAATCTTACAGTGGCCCAGGTAGCAGGGATGACCGGGCAGCAGGCTTCTGATTTCCTCTGTGAAAAGAAAGGAATCTGGATCACAGACAATTATGGCTGTAATAAATGGGAATCAGAACAGGCAACAGACTGGAGAGACAGTATGCTGGCCAGGTTCCTCAGAACGAGGTGAGACAATGGAAAAAGAGACATACAAAGAAATCGAGAAAATTGCGGATAACCTCCAGGCAGCAGCTGGAAGAAAAAAGTGCAGGGAAATAGAAAGAGCTAATAGTTACTATGAAGGCTATGAACAAGGGATTGAAGATATGCTTAGAAGCATTCGCCAGGAGGGAAGAAAGTAACAGATGAGTAAGATCGGAAACAAAGAATACATAGATTGCCCGGAGTGTCCAAGATGTAGACCACAGCCAGGATTAAGAAATGGTGTAAAATGGGGGATTTGCCATGGAAGCGGCAATATTGTTTATCTAGAATCTTGGAGAGAAAAAAGAAATTGTGGATCTGGATGGATCAACCACACGGTATCGAGTTGTGGCTTATATGAAAAGAATGATCCAGAAGCTCTTAAAAGATGTATAAGAGGGTGGTGAAATAAATGATAGATGTAATCGTTGCAATGGGTGTTGGCGTACTGATCGGAGTCTTCGGTGTGATTGCCTGGCTCCTGCATGATTAAAAACAGAGGTGTAAAATGAATAAAGAAAAATACAAGGATCCCACAGCTGAATATGCGATAGCTGAAGCTGAGAAATGGGAACGGCAGCAGAAGCAGCTGGAAGAGAAGCATGGAATCAAAAGAGGGGATGTTATTCAGATCATACAAACAAGTTATGCTTCTGGTGACGGGAAGATCATCACCAAAAAGGTGAAAGCCAGGATAAAAGCATTATATCCCCATGTAGTGCAATTACAGTTACCAAACGGCATAACCAGATCCCCTACATACTGGGAACTGGAACGACTGAAAGCAGGAGGTGGTACCGATGGACAGGAGATTGCAGGAAGAAAATGAAAAGAAAAAGGAATATTTAAAATCATATCAGAGAGCAGTCAAAAGAGAGCGGGACATCCTGGAAGAAATCAAAAGATTAAGAGCTGATAAGATGTTTCCTTCCGTAGTGAATGATGGAATGCCAAAAGGCTGCAGTCAATCAGATCTGTCGGATTACATTGCAATACTGGATGAACAGATTGAAATATTGAAAAAAGAACGTTTGAACAAGGTTCAGCAATATCGTAAGATTGAGAGCCAGATCCGCAAAATGCATTCA